TCGTCGGAAAATTTCAACGCAACAAGCAACGGGTTTACCTGAACCCACTGGGCCTCTAATTCCTCTGACAAAGCTATCGTCCTTCAAGAATTTTGAAATTATCTTGCCGTCAGGCGAATAATTGAAATCAACCATCTATCTAATGCGCTGTGCGCCTGATGAAGTCTTGGACCGCAAAGGCGGCTAGGCGATAGTCTTCTTCTTGGAGAACAGCCAGTACGTGCGTCGGGATGGCGTAGTCAACCAGAGTTTGTTTGTCGTGTGCAACAAATTCATCCCGCACCTCATCCCAACTAACCTCAAATCGTCCGGGGTTAAATTTTTTCGGGGGTTTTAAAATTGTCAATTGCCACGGCCTCCATGACCTGTTCAAGTAGCACAATCGCACCCCCATGATCCAAATTACCAAATGTCGATATCAAAAATTTTCCAGAATTATCCGCAGTCACGTAAATTCCGTGGTATTCAGCGGGGTGGTCATTTTTGTGCTTCGACCAAATTTCTCTCTGTTCGTCAAAAACCCGATAGTCATCCAAAGCAACCACATTGTTTATTTTCACCACAAGTCTCCATCAATTGCTTATATGCATCAACTTGCGTACATTATATTCCCTTTAGTTTCGGAAATCGCGTTTCATTTTGGGATTTGGCGTCCCACTTTGGGACTAGCCATCACTACTTCTTGCCGAAAATTTTTCAAATTCCAAGTCGAACTTTTCCGTCACGAGCTTGAAAGACGCGACATCTACATCCCTCGCTAGTCGGGGGATGTCGAGACTATCCCGCGCTCTCGCCTGCCTTTCAGTCCAGTAGAAGTGCGATTTCAAAAATTTCATCGAGGCGAAGATGTACACATCTCTTCCCGTGTCTCGCTGCAAAAAATATCCGCGCTCGATGGCGTCGTTTATGGCGGCGTAGACCCGTGTCCTGCTGGTCGCACGGTAGCCGTCCCTGCCGAACTCACGCACCAAATTAATTTTTGATATACCCGCCTTGTCGTCGCCTCGCGTAGCGGCGGCGTACATCGCTTCTACGAGCAGGCATGACAGGTGGTGGTGCAGGCGTGATTCCATCGCCCATCGACCGATGTCGTCTGCGTCGTCCCAGGAGGAAAACGAGGCCAATTTATACCGCGTCTCCGCTAGGATGAAGCGCAGCGGTGCTGTGCCGTGGGCTGCTTTAAAAAATTCCACCATCTCCGGCTGATTTTGTGCCAGCCATGATTTTGTATTATTTTCAGTCAACGCAAACCTCCATCAACCGCTGCCTTCAATACCTTTTCCGTAACTTCCGGGGCCAAACTCTCGATAAACTGATCCGCCTGCACATTGCTCAATTCATGCCCGCCAAACGTTTTTTTGTGTTCCGCTTGCACGATCTTGCGTAGCATCCGGAGGTCTTCAAAAGACAAATCTTGAATAAAAATTCCCAAAATAACCCCACATGTATAACAAAACGTATAGTAAATTTTAGCCCGAACCACAAGAACAAATGCAGGAAATATGCCTAACCATAAACGAAATAACTGCACTTAAAACAACAACACCGAAATTACCTTTTTAAGAAATCATGTGTGTGAAAGACCTTTAGGGAGCGTAGCGACCGAGTTTTAAACCCCCCCCCCTCTTTACTCAGTCACCTAAGTTGATGTTCACGTTCATCTCACCACGCACTGCTACCATGGATTTGTCCACTGGCTTATGACCTGCTCTGTCGAGTATGTCTTGCGCTGCCTGGAGTCTTACGTACGGGCTTTTAGCTGTGGTGGTCAGATCAGCTACTGCCTGCAGAGCCATCACTGAGTTACTCTGTATGGCGTCTTGTACGCATGCATTGAGATACTCTTGAACGTTGGGTAGCTTTAGGTTTCGGCTTGCTGCCACATGTGCAGACTTCTCTGCGTAACCTGCTTTAATTGCTGCTTGTTGTTGTGTCGTACCTGGGGTGAATAAGTTATCAATGAACGCCTTCTGTTTATCGGATAGGTTTTCTGCTGCCTCAAACATTGCCTGTTTCTGTTGTTTACTTACCAATGCCACAGCTTGTTTTCCTTTCACTCTTGGTCCGTTACTTTAAAGACAGTGGTTTGGTTCCCTGAAGCCGTCAACGCACATTTGTATCCCCATGATTTCTTAGGTGCTTTTGCAGGAGTGCTACAGGTAAGCCTTACTGTCCCTTCCACGTATTTAGTCAGTGGTTCTCCCAAAGTATTGGTCGAACATGATGCTACTGCATGGATAGGTGACTACGCACAGCATGCCGGGTAACCCAACGGCCCTCCTCCTGCTATCGTTCTCTCAGAGTGCTACGATCTAGGGGAGCGGCGGTTATCACGCCAGCGTCGTCGTTCCGTGTTACTACACATCGTTCTCAGTATAGCGGGGTAAGTTGGCTTCGGGGGCGCCTTCGGCGTAACGCCCCTCCGCTTGTAGTCTCTCTCTCTCTGTCTTGGTTGCCGCGCCGTTCCGGTACCATGACATCCACGAAGTCAAGACTCTCAGATTTAAGGCAGTGTTGCAGCCCTGTGGCATTGAATATGTCGGCGTACTCGCCATGCTCACCGACTCGCTAAGAGGCGAGTCGTCTGTGCGTGACTCCGTGCGCCTCAAATAACTGACAGTTCAAAGTATGACATCCTGCCTTAAATCTGGCCCAGCAAGGGCTGGCGGCTTCGCCGGTCCTGACTGCGCGGAGCCTGTCATGCTGTTCGCGGGCAACAACCAAGGCAGAGGAGAGGGAGCGAGGCATGATGTTTCGCATCTCGTTTGCCATTTAGGAGTATTTACCATGTTGAACATCCATTCTATGAAGTTTGAACACTTTGCGCGTCCCGTCAGCAAGATGGCAAGTATCTGGAATAGCTTTCAAGACTACGTGGTAGCAAAGGCCAAGGCGCTTGCAGGTTCCACAGTCTTAATGTTGTTCTTCTGTATTGAAATACTCGTCCTTGCTCTCTTTGGAGCAAAGGCAATTATCTTCTCTGCAATCGTCTACCTTGCCGTCATAGGCTTGCCCATTGTTATGCTGGTGCGTCACATGATGAAACGGCGTGATGCCGGTCAGAGCTACTAACCAATCACCCAACGAAACGGCGGGGAGCCAGCAGCAACTGAGCTTCCCCGCCTCATTCATCAAATAGGAGTACCATCCAATGAACATCATCGACCAGCTTAACATCAAATCAGACGAACTCGCAATGCTGTTGACGATTAACCGCCATTCGGCGGACCAAATTCATAATGAAGCAATTGAGAAACTTGAAGGTGAAATTGATGCAATGTACGAAGAAATCAAAGTCATCAATGAGTTTGAACATAAATCAATATACAGTTCATAGAAGGAGAATGACCATGACTACATCATTGGAACAAGCATATAACGAAGAAAAGCAAAAGCGTGACCGCGCCCAGATGGAAGAACATGCCGATGCCGTTGCAAAAAGCACGGTAGGTGCCATCACCGGCATGGGATACCACTCTGAAGACATCGACACAGACTATGAGGTTATCGACACAGTGTCGAACGCCTTTCAGACGATTGTCGATGCAATGTGCGAAGAAGGAGACACCACGCTGGAATATGACCGGCGGAACCTTCTTGATAATTTCGTCAGGCAAACCGAATACATGACCAAGCGTAAAGAAAGTGCGCTGAAATCACTGGCATGGAAAATCGGCAAGGCCCAGCGGGAGAATGACGGAACGGAAATTGGGGGAACCAACCTCCAAGAAGCCATCAACGATTGGAAAGACTGCAAACGGCAAGGAGCGAACTTCCGTAAACACCTCATCCCGGCAGCTATAGAGGCTTGGGATCAGGTTATCAGCGAACCCCGCAGCAGCGGAAAAGATGGCAACCGTGATGTAACCACCCTGGATGATTTGGAAGCAAATCGCATCCTACAGATATCCGGCGTTGGCGCTAAAAAACGGACCTAAAGAATTAACTCCTCAACTGGCTCTCCTGCTCCACCACCTACGGGGCAGGAGGGCCACTATTTTTTTTTGGGTCGAACCCTAAAACAAACGCAATTAGGAGACAACCGCCTCGAAAGAGGTGTGCAGGCCTTTCTTGCGTACAGCAACTCACCCCGTCTTTCTGTGAAGGAGATGCCAATGACTAAAAGGGATTAGCTTGACGCAACAAAGCTAAACAAATTTCCAACTGACGTTATGTCAGACGAAGTCGCAAGCCACCGAGAGTTGATGGCATGCCGCCCAACCTAGTAAGCGGATAACGAATTAGGCACCGCAGAACGGCGGCGGAAAGACCACGGCTTACACAAGGACGCGACACTCTTTGAGCCGAAAGGCCAAGCCAATTACCCGCCACTTACCCGCCACCCTGAGAGGGGTGTGCGGGTCTTTTGTGCGTACACACACATCGCAATTAGGAGACAACCAATGAAGGAGTTCGGATTATGGGTATTATTGATCCTATTGATATTCTTTGGAGTAAGTCAGTTAGCCATGTGCGCTGGAGGAATGTTCCTATGATAGCAGAAAGCATTATCAGTGCATTGACCGCAACAGCAGTCCATGTCTATCGGAAAACAGACCCCAAAGGAGTCGCAAAGCGATGGCAAAAAATAAAGAAGCAAAGAAAGTCACAGAAGAATGGGCAAAACACCTCCGTCCCTATGGCAAAAGAAACGCTAACAAGCGTAGTCGCCAACTGGGCAAGAAACAAAGCCAAAAGGAAATGGAAAATGGGTAGAATGAGTGACCTTGACATCGAACGTCAAGAAAACAAAGAACCTGAACAGGAATATCCTGATTGTCTTACAGCAATTGGATTAGCCATGACTCTTGTAGATACATTAATTGAACAAGAATATATCCAATCAGAATTCAAGCTACAAGCACTCCATGACATAGAAAAAACCATTAAATTTAAAATGGACGACCAAATGACATCCTTTTATCAGCCATAGGAGAAGCAAATGCTTGAAATAATCTTCGGTGCGATATTTGCCGCCGCAGCGGTGTTGTTTCTCGTCTTTAAGTTCGGCAACATCCGCAAGGTACTTGCCTTTGACATCTGGATTGACGCAGGCACTACCGTATTTCTCACATTCGTCATGTTCGGCACTTTCCACGGCATGATGATCGCCCTTGTAACCGGTGCCTTGGTTAGCGTTACCCTTTACGCCATGAAGAAAATCGTAGGATACGACAAATTAACAATAAAAGGATGGCAAAAAGGTCCACGCCCACTTGATGGAGCAATACAATGATCAAAACAGCCAAGACACTCTTTCAATCCATCCCCAATTGGGAATGGTGGCGTTACGCCAGTTACCGGCTGGGAGCAGGAATCTTTATTTATTTCTGCGTTAATGCAGGAATCATATTGATTTTAACCCTAAGTGGATTTACACTGGGATTAGCTGCACTATTTAGTGTTATCCCTGTATCAGTAATAATTGCTGTTAATATCAGCAGAACTATTGCTGAAAAAACAATGGTTAATCAAGGAGATGAATGATGCCACTTACAGAAACAGCCTTCTGGGCTATTGTAATCGGAGCATTCATTTTTGCTGCAAGCGCAGCTATCCATGATATATTTTTCAACAAAAACCTGCACAAACGCAGGTAAGGAGAGTAACTATGGACACAATTACCCCCATTAATACAGTCGAAGCCGATATGTCAGCCATCGACTTTGAAGTAACCCGCCAGCCCGTTTATGGTCAGCGGAGGGGCGCTTTCCCCTATACATTCCAAGAGCCTAAATTTGAAGAAATCCCCGACAAGTTTGAATGGTTCCGCGCAGACACCGGCACCTCGCTGGGCATCCACAGCGGAGCCTACCACCATGACGGCTACACCCGCCACGCTACGCAGGTAGCCAACGCCATTCAAGAACTTGGCTTTCAAGATAAGCTGGATGCCACCGACGCCCCCATGAACTTCGAAGTCTTTGAGGATGGCAGAAAAATGAAACTTGATGTCCTCTTTCCCCGCCATGTAATTGAACCGGCCATTGGCGACATCACCAAGATGCGCCTGCGGGATTTCGATTCCTATGACGGCTCCTGGGGCCGCAAAGTCACCCTGGACGGCCTGCGCCTCTGGTGCTTGAACGGCTGCACCTCACCAGACTTCAAACTCAACTTCTACGCCAAGCACACCAAAAACATCGGCAATGATGAAACCATCCAGCGCATGATCGACAGCATAGAGCGTGGTGTCGAAGCCTTCTCCAGCAATGAAGAACGGTTCCGTCGCTGGGTACATACCCCCGTCAGCATTGAGGAAGCTGAAGAATTATTCAGCAAGACCATCGCCTTTGCGCCCCAAGCGCAGAAAGTGAATGACGAATACTTCAACCACTCAGTTAAGACAATGGAACGTCTTGACCAACTCCTCTCAGAGAACTTCCGCCAATGCGGCAGGAACCTCTGGGGGACTTACAACGCCGCTACGGAATGGGCGACCCATGTCGGTGAAGTCAAAGGCAATGCCCAAATTCATAATGTTGAGCGCACCAGAGAAAGCAAGGTGGCGTCAATGCTTAAATCAAAGCATTGGAAAAAAATTGAAAGTATCGCGGCATAGATGGAGAGAAATATGGCAAAACCATACATTATTTTTAAATGGGGATACAGGCAGATGATTCTGCCTTATTCAGCAACAAACTTAAGTGAGATAATAAACCTCACCGAGGCGGCAAAGCCCGCCACTAAGGAATATTCTCCGGGAGATCCGGGAATGTACAGATGGTATTACGACAACGACAATGATGCCGATTTTGAAATCAGCATCGTGTTAATTGAGGGGCCACTACAGTGGTGGCCTTTAGAAGCGCCGGATGCTTTGTCTGGCGACACCGAGAACATGGACGCTCTGTAATTTCACCGGCAGATGATCTTCGGCAGATGATTGCGGCATGAGAAAGGGCGGGTGCCACCGCCCTGCCTCTACACCATCTTCCGTGAAATAGACAACAACATCATTGGGAAGGGGTTTAACAACTTTGACCGGCTCAACAATGATGACATCGCCGGGGAGCATGCCAGCCATAGACATGCGATCAGAACAAAGTTTGACGGCAAAAGAGCCGTCACTAACGGGCTCCAGAGTGATGACATGTTCATCGCTTTGCTCCCACAAAGCCTCGACCTTGCCAAGCGCAGGTTCGATAACCCGTAGGGAGCGCCCAGATATATGAAAACTATCCCCGCCTATCGGCACTGGTATATTAGTACAGCCAGCAAGCGCATCTATAGTGCGGCCAGACGGGTAATATTTTAATTCTTTTAAAAAACGGGTGATGTTGGTAGCAGATGTTTCTGCTTTACGCGCCCATTCTTCGGCAGTCCAATTGTTTGAAGACATTACCTCATTCATCCATGAAGCTAACTTCTCTTTGGAATCCGACATTAATACTCCTAAAACACAAAAAAGGTCACATTCCTTCCTCGCCTGCACATTTGCAGTTATTTAGAATCATGTCAATAGACAAACATTCCGCACTGCACAAAAAAAGCATAATATACTTGATTTCCTGCACAAGCGCAGGTATTTATATATATATGTTTAAAAATTACCTTACGCAGCTTAAAGAAATCGCAGAAAACACGGGTTGGGAATTACGGGAAGCCTGCATGGATGCAGGAATCGCCGACACAACTTACTATCGCTGGATTCAAGGAACGACAACTCCGAGAGAAAAGCAGGCGCAAACCGTGGCCAATTATATGGTCACATATACAAGATAGGCTTCCCATGTCAGCAAAACACGACCCAGGAGAAGTCAAAGTGTTTTCCCAAAGCGTTATACCGCAACTTGTCGAAAGACGAAAAAGTTTAGGCATCGCCCAAGCCGACCTCGATTTAGAAATCGGTGTTGCCAACGGCCTTGTTGCCAAATGGGAAGTCGGCATGCGTAAACCAAGCGGATTTTTGCTGCATTGCTGGGCGCAAGCTCTGGGATGCGAACTAGCCCTTAAACCGAGGAGTTAAGATGAATTACCGACGCGAAGAAGAGCAAAGAGAAAAATGGTGTCCGTTCGGCAACATACTGGAAACCAAACCAATGTGTGACCCCGCCTATAGCGATGCCAGACTAGTTCCGCCGGTAACTGACTTTGTTGCTGCCGGGGTCAACCGCGACTCAATGGATCGCCCCGCAACGAAGTGTTACGGCGAAGATTGCATGGCATGGCGCTGGTATAGATCGAACCGAGGTTACTGCGGCCTTGCCGGTCCCATCTGATGGGAAAATTCAGCCGCGACAAAGGAGCGCGGAATGAAAGAAAAATTGTCAATTTACTTCGGGATGCCGGCATTGATGCTGCCCGTGTTCCTTTGTCTGGTTCTGCTGGTGGGCGTTTTGCCGGTGATATTGATATCCATATTAACGGACAGCAACTCACGGGCGAAGTTAAAGCACGGTCAACGGGCGGCGGTTTCACGACCATTCTGAAGTGGTTGGGAGATAATGACCTTCTGTTTTTGGTAGCAGATCATAAACCGCCCAATGTGCTTATGCCCATCAGCATCTTCAATTCTCTTATAGGAGAAAAAAATGAAAAAGAAAAAAAAGAGGAACCCAATAGCTGCTGACCTCAGAACACCAAAATACCGTTTGCGTAGAATAGAAAAACAAAACCGACGCAAAAAAACAAACGACCAAAAAAAGGAGATAGCCGAATGGATTACAGCAGAAATCCAGTGAAGGCGATCCGCGCCCATTGCATAGATTGTTCAGGCGGATCACTTCTTGAACCCGAAAAATGCCCCATCGAACGATGCGAACTGTTCCCGTTCCGGCTGGGAAAGAACCCCTTCAGAAAGAAGGTCGTGATCTCCGATACCCAAAAACAAAAGATGATCGAACGGCTACAGCGGTATAGGGCATCACAACCCTCAGAATCGATTCCAGAGTTAGTCAATGGGTAAGTTTGCCGTTATCCCGGCGAATATTTTCGACAGAGGTTTGGACCCCGCCCAAATTGCCCTCCTTGCTGCCATGAGCGCATGTTTGAATAAACACGGATACGTGCAATCTACCTACGAACAGCTAGGAAAAATGGTTGGAAGGTCCAAGGCCTGGACAAAGGAAAATATCGATAAATTAGCCAAAAACGGACTTATAAAACGGGACGGTAGGGCGTTCAGTATACTGTACGATGTTCAGTATACTGAACTAAAAGTTCAGCCCGCTGAACAAGCTACCCCCCTTAAAGATAAAACAGTAGTTAATATTAATAATAATAATATATATAATAAAAAATCCTCCCGCAAAAAACCATCACTCCCATTGCCAGACGATTTTGAAATCACGCCCAAGATGGCGGCGTGGGCAACCAGCAGTCGCCCCGATGTAGATTTCATGGATCAAACCAACCAGTTCAAGTCCTGGGCTTTAGCCAAGGACATCCGATATTCAAATTGGGAACAGGCTTGGTACAACTGGATCAGACGTTCGGAAGGACGAAAAAATGTCAAAGCAGCAAAACCTGACAGTCGTCAAATCTTCGACCATTTCCAAGCGGCCACCGAAAGAGCCAAGCAGGTGTGACCCAACCATGCTACCTGCCGAGCAGCGCAGCGAATTATTTGAAGTGCAGATCGAAGCCGCGGAACAGAGCTTGCGCCCAGCCGGTAAAGAACAAGTGGGACGCATGCTGGCGGTAATCGCCGCCACCCAGCAATGCAAACTGCCTAGCCAGGAAGCCCTGCTGAAATACTACGACATTCTGAGCCAATACCCGGTCGATTTGCTGGACATAGCATCGAACGAATTTTTACGAAAATGTACTTACCAGAAATTTCCCTTGATTTCTGAATTGACCACCGAAGTCCACGAATTATTGGAGCTTCGCAGATCACGATTGAAAGCGGTCAAAGACTTGCAGGATGACTTCGCTGCCCCAGCAAAATTGACGGATGCTTCCGGCAATACCCAGCGTAGGCGTTCGCAATGTGGGCTGAATAAATTGAGTGAATCTCTTCCTCCACTCGACAAATTACAGCCCGATCAAAGCGCCGACTGAGGACAGCACCCTTCCTTAGTCGGCGTATTTGACAAACTGCACTAATGCAGATATTATAAAATAAAATATAAAAAGGAGCAGACAAATGCAGACTTACGTAGGAGCATCAAAAGCCAAAAAAATCTGGGAAGGCGATTGGTTTGATCTCTGGCAAGAAATCACCGGACGCAAACCGGGAACGGATTTATCCCGTGTCTTCCCGGTCCAACTGGGCATCCTGACGGAAGACCTCAATCTGGATTTTCTGGAATATCAAACTGGTTGGAAACTGGACCGATCCTTCGCTGATCATACCAAGGAACCTATCCGCCACAGCACCTACCCGCACATGGGTTGCCACCCGGATGGCATGTTTATGCTTGAGCAGCATCCAGCCAGTGTCAACGCGAAACATACCTACTCCGGAAGTTACAGAGAAGGCACAGGAGAAAAGGACAGGGTAGTTGAAGAATATTACTGGCAGCAAATCCATGAGGCTTGTGTTGTGCAGGATTATCTGGATGGGACCGCTGAATTTGGCATTCTCTCTGTCATCTTCGGAAACAAAGAGCCTGCAATGATCAAAACCATAATCAACCATGACCACCTGCGCCAATACACCGGCAGGTTAAATGATTTCTGGTGGCATGTCGAAAACGATGAACCTCCAGCAACAGAAAAATTAGATACACCACCAGTGCATATAAAATATGAAAAACCTATCGAATGGAATATGGCTGAACGCAAAGAGGCCAATCTTTGGGGTGATGTCGCTACCATGATTAAAGAAACAGAAACCAGCATCAAAGCGAACAAAGACGCCAAAGATCAAGCCAAGGCTCTCATTATCGACCACCCAGAAGTCGCTAAAGCGTATGGCAACGGTATTGAAGTCAGAAGAAATAAAAAAGGCAGTCTTTCAGTCCACATCCAATAGGAGAAAACGATGGAATTTAAAACAAACCAAATTGAAAATCTACAAGCCCCGCTGAACAAAAAACATGTGAGAGAACGCCAAGGCGGCGGTGGTATGACCCTTTCCTATATCGAAGGCCACCATGCAATTCGGGAAGCTAACCGCATCTTCGGATTCGGCGGCTGGGACCGCGAAACCATCAGCTTGGAAAAGCTCCGCGAACCCACCGAAGTCAACGGCAAGTGGAATATTGATTATATGGCGCAAGTGCGGATTACCGTGGGCGACAGCCTTGTGCGCGAAGGCACCGGCTACGGCAACGGGATTGGCGGGAAATTCGGCCAAGCCGCCGAACTGGCAATCAAAGAAGCCGAAACCGACGCAATGAAACGCGCTTTGATGACATTCGGTAACCAATTCGGATTAGCCCTTTACGACAAACAGCAGGAGCATGTGGTCGATGTTGAGAAAGAAGAGTGGAAGTCGTGGGCCGACAAAGCAATCGCGGAAGCGGGGGAAATACGCGACCAAATTGATCTGGATCGATGGTTCAAAGACTTTGAAGAAGATTACAAGCGTTGCTTCGCAACTAACAAGGCGCAAGGCCAGCGTGTGAATACAACCATTGCCAAGATGAAAGCACAAATTGAAACCGCTAATGCAGCATAACCAAGGAGAATAAACATGTTAAGCAAAGCAATGCTAATCGGCAACCTGGGTAAAAACCCGGAAATACGTCAAACGAACAACGGTAAAACCGTTGCATCTTTCTCTATTGCCACAGAAAACGGCTATGGTGACAATAAAAAGACCTTCTGGTGGAACATTATTTCTTTTGATGAAAATCTCATCAATAAGGTCATTCAGCCATATACGACTAAAGGCACAAAAGTCTTTATTGAAGGCGATCTTCAAAATCGTAAATATGAAAAAGATGGCAAAGAAAAATGGGTAACGGAAGTCGTGATTGGCTTCGGCGGCGTCCTGAAACTTCTGGGTAACAAGGAAGGTAAACCAGCCAGCAATAACGGTCCTCTCCAACAGGACGATTTGGATGACGACATCCCCTTCGATGCCGCCCCATCTCTACGATGACCGTGCCTGAATAAATGGTGTCTGCCAGCATCATGACCCCGCTCCTTCTCTAAATTGGGGAAAACAGGCGTCCTGATGCGGTGGCACGGGGCTAGGTTAGGCAACCCGGCATTCATAGGCCCAAGGACGCCATCTGGCAGGCTAAATTTGGAGATAGCCACGATGCAAAGCGCAATTTTTAGCATGTACGACGCCGCTAATATGCTTGGAATCGATATTTCAGATATGCCCCGGCGGCGGATACCGGCGTATTACCCAAAACATACCTTTGAAATGGAACGTATCATTGAAATGGTCACAAAACATTTCAATATTAAGCGCACCCGAAGACTCAGAATCAGTAAAAAAAATATATTGGGCGAACGAAGGGCCAGATATATCGCCCAACCGCGCCACGTTGCCATATGGCTTTCCACCAAATTTACATACTGCTCAACGGTACAAATTGGCCGCTATTTCAACCGCGATCATTCGACAGTTATATATGCGGCAAGAGCGGTCGAAAGTTGGGCAGAGAAACGACCAGAGCTTTTCACCGAAGCATGTGAACTACTGGAACAATATCTTGCCAAGTATGGAGATATTTAATGAACAGCAAAGAAGTCGCAAAGCTCACAGGCTACAGTGTGAGATGGGTTAATATTATGGCCGGAAGAGGAGAAATTCCCGGAGCCCACCAAATAAGAGAATTTTCCCACTGGAAATTCGACGGCAACAAAGTTCGTCTGTGGTGGGCATCAAAAGAGAGGAGAGAGCAATGGCGTCCGTCTATAAACGTGGGAAAATATACTGGGGACGTTTCCAGTATAAGCATAACATCATCCGCCGAAGCCTTGGAACAGTTTCTAAACGGGAAGCCCAAACGCGCCTGCAAAAATTAATAGAAGAAATTAGAAAACAGCAGTGGGGAGAAAGCCCACCCCCGGAGTATGACAAAATCATGTTGAGTTTTCTCAACAACCACAGCGCACATTTGCGACCAGAAAGCCACCGCAGATACACCACCAGTGCAAAAAACCTTCACTCGCTTCTAACCGGGCTTAATCTTGACCAAATCACCAGCAAAACATTAGCCACATACGAAAACACAAGACGTAGCGAAGGCGTTTCTTCTTCAACCATTCGCCGAGATTTGGCTTGCTTGTCTTCAATGTTTTCCCATGCCAATTGGGATATGCAAGTCTGGGATAGTAATCCAGTGTCTTTATTTCTTAAAAGACAGGAGCGCCGAGGGCGCTTGAAAGAAAGCCCTCCCCGGACAAGGTATCTATCCAGTGAGGAAGAACAAAAATTACTCAAATCAGCAAAAGGCGACTTGCCTGAATTAATTGCGTTTGCAATTGACACCGGGCTTCGTCTCGAAGAGCAGCTAAGTCTTACATGGCAGTCTGTTGACATCGCCAAGAAACAAATAACTGTCATCGGCAAAAGAAGAAAAGAAAGGACTGTGCCGCTGCTTCAGCGGGCAATTGAAATCCTGGGCTCTCTTCCCCGCCATCCCCGCCTTGACGGAACACCTGATTGGGTATTCTGCAACACCAAAGGACGACGTTACGGGAAACGGACAAGAGGATTGGCGGCGGCAGTTAGACGCGCCAAAATCCCACATGCCCAATGGCATGATCTACGACGCACTTGCGGGTACAGACTTTTACAAGACAAAGGATTTGCGATGCACGAGGTTACGCTATGGCTCGGACATGCAGATATCAGGGTTACACAGAAAGTGTATGCCTTTCTTGAATTTAAACACCTTCACATAGCATTGGAGAGAGAAAATGCCAAAAGTCATGATCGAACTTGAAACCAAGATGAACTACACCGAAGTTATGGAAGCACTGACGTTGTTTAATCCTTCCGGTAGTGTGAAAATACAGTTTGAAAACGATAAAACCGCACCTTCGGTTACAAGAACCCACGTGCGCCACCACGGCCAACCTAAACCGCATGATGATGACCCTCGCGCAGTCTACATTCATAATCATGCTTGCCAACGTGTGTTGGATGTTGATGCGACACTCAACAATATGAATCTAACATATGCTCAAATTAGCGCGATGAAAACGAAGCGCGGTACTCTGGAAAATTCTGTCAAATCTTCTTTCAAACAACGCAATCGTCATGCCGCTTAGTCGCTACGACAAAGAGCGTATCGATGCCATCCTCTATCAATACGAGGGTGGCAGTCTGAATTGGTATGTAGCATCTAACGAATTGGAAAAAATCGGATTAAGCGTCGGCGAAGCGATAAGTTTGCTTGACACAAAAACGGTCACATCAAAGGAACACAAAAATGAGAAGTAAAGAAGCCACACTGCGATGGATAAGCACCTCGATCCGACGCTTCGATCTTGAGTGCCAACAAGAACAAAATCCAGGGGAGCGTCAAGTCAAAGTCATGGACCTTCTATCTACAATCAAACTCTGCTGTGATATGGAAACTGGCGATATCGAAGCTGCCCAGAATAGGGAGATCAGTTGACACAAAAACGGTCACAGGGCGCGCGGATTCCGAATTATAATATTATAAAAACCCCAGAAAAGTGGTGCCCAGGGGCGGAATTGAACCACCGACACGCGGATTTTCAGTCCTATATTCAAGTGGACCATAATGCCTCTAAACCATTGTTTTTGTTACAAACAACACCCCAAAATAAAGGAACATTCAGACAACATCTAAAAATGTTCTCGTCACATTAACGGTCACAGTGAAAATAAACTCAATCCCCCCAATATACAGGTACCGGCAACAAATTCCATGTATCTTGCAGTATCCATAGAAATAGAAAAGATAGACACCGGCAAACGACCAAATAAATTTTGCCTTATTGGATACAACAACCCGCAAATTACAGCAATAGCCGGGTATAACAAGTAAACGCCTTCTAAGCCCTGAAAAAAAATAATAGGTGCTATTACCGCTAAAGCGGGAAGTCCAAGCCGCAAACTCATGTGCTTCCAACTTTCCCATTGAGTATAGCCCAGACCCATCGATAAAGAAGCCACCAAAGCCGCCCAGAATAAAAGAGGTGTGTAGCCTAATCCAACATACGCGCTTAAAAGAGCTATCGGCGGGTAGACCGACCATCTTCCCAGCCATGCCGGTCCTTTCCCAGACCCGACTACCGCTCTGCCAACACCTCCAAGAAAAAGACAAAAAATAATCATAGCTATTATTTCCTCACTTGCATTTTGTCCCAGGAGCGCAACCCGGCAATACCAAGCATGCCGAACATTAGTTCCCACAAAAATTGATCAAACTTTGGTAGTGGCGGGACATCTATCCCAATCCACACAAATACCCATGTCAACATAGGGGCAACAAAAAACTGGAAGAAAATCGCGCAAGCGCAAGTCCAACCAATCATCGGCCTCCAGCCGTATTGCCACCAGTGCTTA